GCATTGCTCAGGTCGGCATTGCTCAGGTCGGCATCGATCAGGTTGGCACTGCCCAGGTCGGCATTGCTCAGGTCGGCTTTCTGTCCTTCCGTATCTCCATTTATCCATTTCTTATGCAGATCTAATATTTTTTGCAATTCTTTTTGATTCATCTTCGTTCCTCCTAAATGCTAATTTACTTGATGAATACCAGCCATCTTGTTTTACCTCTCTGATCTCCTAGTAAAGGCTTTTTATCAAAAACATTCAGCACCTCGGATAATTTTATCTGATCTTCGTTCCATTTAAAGACCAGCAATCCGTCCGGTTTCAGAACCCTCATGCATTCGCTGAATCCCTGCTTCAAATATTTTGGCCAGTCTGACGGAAGGATTCCGTATTTATTGGCCAGCCAACTCCCTGTCCCTGCGTGAATTAAGTGCGGAGGGTCAAATACAACAACTTTGAAAGTATTATCTTTGTATGGCATATCCCTGAAATCCATCATTACATCGGGCTTAATCAATAATGCCCTTCCATCACATAGTACAGTCTTCACTTCCCGATTGTCTGCGTAAATCACATCCGGGTTCTGCTTATCAAAATAAAACATTCGGCTGCCACAACAGGCATCTAACACCCTTTCCATATCACTTCCTCCTAACTGCTAATTTTCTTCCCTGATCCGCTCGATCCTGGCCTTGAGGCTGCTCATCACCCACTCCTGGACATCTTCTTTCCGCTCCAGGGCCTTCATCACATCCTCGTCCCGGGTCCCGGCGCATACGAGATGGTGGATGATCACCTTCTCCTCCTGCCCCTGCCGGTGAAGCCTCTTATTGGCCTGGGTGTATAATTCATAGTTCCAGGTCAGCCCGAACCAGACGACGTGGTTCCCGCCCTGCTGAAGGTTCAGCCCGTAGGCGCTGCTGGCAGGATGGGTAAGCAGGACGTCGACCTCCCGCCGGTTCCAGGCATCCTCGTCTTCCGTGGTCTTAAGCTCCCGGATCCGGAGTTTTGTTTTCTCCAGTCCTTTCAGGATTCTTGTTCTGTCATGCTGGAAATTATAAAATACCAGTGCCGGTTTTCCCTGCAGGGACTCTATCAGCTCCAGAAAAGCTTCCATCTTGCATCCGTGTATCTCGTGCACATTATGGTCTTCGTCATACAGCGCCCCATTCGCAAGCTGCAGCAGCTTATTGCTCAGGGCCGCCGCGCTGGCCACGCTGATCTGCTCCTCATCCTCCGGCAGATCCAGGACCATCTTCCGCTCCATCTCCCGGTATGCCTTCTCCGCTTTCGCATCCAGGGTTACCGGTACCTGGTGGTACGTCACGTCCGGAAGCTGCAAGTAGTCCTCCGCCTTCATGCTGATGCAGATGTCCGAGATCTTCTCCAGGATGCTCTCCTCGCTTCCGGGCTTCGCCCTGTAGTTGTATATCACGTTATTGCCCCTGTCCCCCGGGTCGAAGTACCGCTCCCGGAACTGGGTGTATCTCCTCCCCAGGCGCTCGCCCCCGTCCAGAAGGAAGACCTGGGACCACAAGTCATTCAGGCCGTTTGGAGAAGGGGTTCCGGTCAGTTCCACCATCCGGCCGATATGGCCGCCCATGCTGGCCAGCGCCTTGAACCTCTTGGACTTATGGCTCTTGAAGCTGCTGCTCTCGTCGACGACCACCATGTCGAACGGCCAGGCGTTTCGGTAGTAATCTGCCAGCCACGCCACATTTTCCCGGTTGATGACGTACAGGTCTGCCGGCGTGTTCAGCGCCCTGATCCGCTTTGCCTGGCTGCCGAGCACCTGGGAAACCCTCAGCATCCTGGTGTGGTCCCACTTGTCCTTTTCCTTCGTCCAGGTGCCCTCTGCTACTTTCTTGGGGGCGATCACCAGGACTTTCCGCACCTCAAACCGGTTGTACTTCAGTTCCTTCACGGCTGTCAGCGTAGTCACTGTCTTGCCCAAGCCCTTCAACCCATATCTAAGAACAGGCCTATCTTTTTTACTTCAATGATCTTCTGGATACAATGTGCCTGGTAGGCATGTGGCTTAAATATCACTTGGCATCACCTCCCTGTGTTCCGCATGCCATTTCGCATGCTCGGCTTGATTTCTAAAGATCATCAGGTTCTCCGGATTGTTATTCCTTTTGTTCCCGTCAACATGATGAACAACCTCACCTGGTAAAAGTTTTCTCCCCAGCATTCTTTCGGCTACGGTTCTATGCAAATGCCTGCCAAAAGACTTGGGATAGCTCTTTCCTGATCCGGTTCCCCTTCTACCCATGCTCAACTTGGCCCTTGTGCTAAAATCCATTCTGCCGGGGTTCATCTTTTCATTCAAATCCGACATGTGCCTGGAAATATTTTCGTAGTTTTTAAGGCTCCTGTAGCCTTCTGGATTTTTATCTGCATTGGAAAAATCAGTTAAACATTTCCGGCTACAAAAATTATGTTTTTTAAGCTGACTCGGGTACCTATAAAATATTCTCCCGCACATATCGCATGCCACTTTTGCCTTCATTTCTTCTACACTCCTCTAAAAACTCCCTGACCTGTTCCCATCCGTACGGCTCCCGTACATCCTGTCCCAGTTTTCTGATCTCTATGATTTTTTGTATACAGTGTGCCTGGTAGGCATGCGGCTTGAATATCATTTCCCGCCACCTTTCTCAAGTTCCTTCCGATATCGGCTGCATTCCCGCTGATAGGCAAGCCATGAGGGATCTGTTCCTGCATCCGAAAGTATGTATGCCAGGGCATCCACTATCTGGCTCTCTTCACGGATCACGCAGGCCGCGCATCCAATCATCCTGAGTTCTCTGACCCACCATGCCGTGCCCCCGGATCGTCCCTCAGGCATGTCTATAAATCCGATGTGTCCTCCCGGCAGGATAATCATCCACTCGGGAAAGCCTGGTTCCGCAGTAATCGAAAAAATACGCCCGTTTGCATCCGTCACCCGCTTTCTTATCTTCTCCAGTATGTATTTCTGCTCCATGTCGTCCCTCCTTCTCGCTCTTCTCGTTTTCACAGCCCGTATCTGCAGTCCAATGCCTTGCTCGTCTCTTCGTGCCCGATGTCCTGGAAGAACTGGCTGAGGCCGTCGAGCCCCCTTGCCACGAACACTGCCTGGCCCATGCTCCTCAGCCGGTCGATCTGGACCGCCTGCAGGGCGCTCAGCCTCCCCGACTCGGATTTCAGTTCCACGAAGTATGGCGTCTCGCCCGGCAGGATCACGATCCTGTCCGGCACCCCGTCATTGCCAGGGCTGACCCATTTATAGGCCCGGCCGCCCAGTTTCTTCACCTCCGCGGCTAGAATCTTCTCAATCTCTTTTTCTTTCATTTCCTGCATTCCTTCTTCCCTTCGGATTCCTCGCGCGCGTACGCGCGTTATAGACTACTTTATTAGGGCGTATAGGGCGTATATATGTATCCCTAATTATTATTTTTTACTACTCTATATAGAGTTAGTTGACATAGTTGACAATATAATGGATTTCTCGTGTTTACTGGGCTTGAGCCGTCAACTTTTATGTAAACTTTTATGTCAACGTCAACTTTCGCATTTTTTTAGTACGTTGACATTTCCGGCATAAGGTTGACGCCTTTCGGCATAAAGTTGACACCTTAAGTTGACACCCTTTCAAATCCTTTTTGCGTCCCATAGAATCCGTATCTCCTGGAAGACTTATTCCTTTTCCATCCTCTGATATTGCCCATGATATTGTTAATCTCCGTGCTGTCCTGTCTTTTCATGTGCTTCGGATCCCCGTTAAAACATTCCTGCCAGATCTCCACGGCGCACACCTTTTCCCGGTCCAACAGCACTTCGTTATCCGGGATTTTCAGCGTCCCGCCCCAAAACTGCCGGCGGCGCATTAGGTCGTAGCTGTCCCACTCTGACGGGATCTTTTTGTCCAGGAACTCCCGGATGATTCCTTCCTTTGCGTGGGATTCTCGGTGGCTCTCCTGCTGTTCCTCTGCCAGGGCTTCCACTTCCTTTGACAGATACAATGGTTCCCCCAGCATCCAGTAACAATAGGCCTCCGCCCAGATCTGGTCTACTTCCCCCGAAAGATCTTCCCATATGGATTTCGTAGGCTTGTGTACTCCAACATCCACCGGCCAGAACCGGCGGTTCCCCGTGGCGTCCTTCAGAAATTCGCTGTCGTTGGATGTTCCGAAGAATACGCAGCGCCTAGGATATTTGTTCGTCTGGCGCCCATAAGCCGCCCGGTAAATGTCGTGTGTCTTGCTTAAAAACTGTTTTACCGCACTCGTCTCCTGCTTCGTCATAGCCGTCAGTTCTCCGATTTCGTTTAGCCAGGTCCCCTGGATCAGCTCCGCGGCCTCCTTCCCTTCAAATGTCGTTAATGAGTCCGAAAACCAGTCCCTGCCCAGTATAGCCAGGAAGGTGCTCTTTCCAATACCTTGCGGACCGGTAAAGATCGGCATATAGTCATACTTCACGCCTCCGATGACTGCGCGGGCCACCGCGGCACACAGGGACTTCCGGATCACTGCCCTGGTGTAGGGATTATCCTCCGCCCCCAGGTAATCGATAAGAAGGGTATCCAGACGCTTTACACCGTCCCATTTTAGTCCCGTCAGATATTCCTTTACGTCATTGATCCGGTTCTGGCTGCTGACGATCAGAAGGCCGTTGTCCAGCTTTTCGCGCCCGGTAAGGTTATAAAACGTCTCTGCATACCGGTAGAATCCAGCATAGTCCACATCCGTCCAGCGCCGTTTTTCCGTTCTCCTGTCCCATGGCATGGCGCCAAGAACCATCCCGCAGCTGGCAAACTCATCGGTTACGATCCTGCCCTTTAGCAGCGGATCGTGCTCCAGTACCATGGTCACGTTACTGATTGTTTTTTCAATCCGGCCGTTTCCATCCCTGGTAAGGCTCCGGATCCACTCCAGATCGATCTCTTCTGTCGTGATCGCTTCCCCGGTCGGCTGTTGGTTGTTAAATACTTCTTTTGCCTCCTCATACCGTTCCTTTATCATCAAGCCGGATACAGCATAGTCCTCTTTGGCCAGCTTCGACATGGCCACAAATGACGGCAGCCGGTTGGCCGGCGTGTCCTCCTTTGCCTCCTTATCCAGGTCGCCGAACTTATGGAGGCGCACCAAATCAAAGGCATTGACCAGCTGCCCGGAACATGGATCTGTTGCGTGATGGGAATACAGGAACAGGTCCCCGTCATAGACGATGGCGCCTCCTGTGGTGGATCCACCAGTATAGGTATACCTGCCGGAAACATCTATCGGCTCATACATCCCCGGGATGAACTGCTCCATCGCCGCCGTAATGCTGTATGTCCGGCAGAATGCTCCTACAAGGTTCCTTTTCGCAGTCGGGTCTTCCTGTCTGGCCAGCCGCCGTTTCCCCGTCGGGCTTTTCCGGCTGGCCCAGCCGCCGTTTCTGAATCGCGTCGCTTCCCGGAACCTGCGGCCATTCTGAAATATCTTTCCAGTCCTGGTACATCCCCAGGAGCCCGTCCAGGCTGCAGAAAGGCCGATCATAGACCTCTGAAATGAACTCCCCGTCACTGCAGCAGCTGGGCCAGTACATGAGCCGGCAGGCGTCAAAGGTAGTCGGATCGCAGAATTCCATTCCGATCAGGGCCGCTGCTTTCCGGGCAGCCGGCTCATACTCATCGGCTGAGGCCGTCCGGTCCAGCGGAAGAATCACCCGGAGCCTGGGGGCATATCCGGCGTGCTTCCGCGTGCTGTACACAGCTACCGCACACCCAAGTCCGGACACCCGTTTCAGAATGCCTTCCGTCTGTCCGGCAGGGATGTTATCCAGATCCAGTGTCAGAAGATCTCTTCCCTGGACATATGCACTCTTTCTACGGTCACTTTCAAAGGTTCCTCCTACAAAGCCGCCTACATCCTTCAGTTCTGCCTGTCGGTTCTTTGGCAGTGCCAGGTATTCGTCCAGTGTTTCCGTGCTACGGACCGGGACTTTTAATTTTTCCGTAAAATCGGACCACAGCATTTCACTTTTCGGCCAATAGATGGCTTTCCGGCTCCCTGCCGTACTGATCATCAGTTTTCGGTTATACTGCATCTGTAGTCCTCCTAATCTTTCATATAGTATCCGTTTTCAAACCCGGCGCCCTTCAAGATCAATCCCGGCGCCCAGGAAATCGGATCCGCCATCAGCTTACAGATCTGATCCACGGTCACGTCCATCGGGGCGTCAATGATCACTTCATCATGCACGTGGAAAGCCACCGGCAGCCCTAGGGCATGGATTCGCGAGAGCGTTTCTGCCAGGCAGTCCCTGGCAATCGCCTGGACGATGTTCTCCGTCATCTTCCCGCCATAGGTGGACGTCACTTCCCACTTATGGCTCTGCTGTCCTACCGCGTAATAATGGATGGCCATCTTCCCGAACTGGTTTTCCTGCAGGAAGGGCTTTGGATAAAAAAGCTTTCTGCCGCTTGGCAACTGTACAGTCAAAAAAGACTGCCCATAGATCAGATCGCCTTCCAGACGGAAGATCAGTCCCCGGATCGCCTGGGGCTGCGCTGTGTGCATGGCCTGCAGCGCAGCTTCCTCCACCGCATACCACAGATCCCGAATCCGCGGATTTGCCCCTCTCCATCGGGCTACAATGTCTGGAAGCTCATCCTCTGAAAGCCCCATATTCAGCGCTCCCATCGCGATCAAAGCGGCAGTTCCGCCCTGGTATCCAAGCGCAAGCGTAGCCACCTTCCCTTTCTGGCGCAGCGCATACTCCGGATTCCCCTTCACGATCTTCTCTATTGGCACATGGAACATCTGGGAAGCGGTTGCCTCATAAATCTTGCCGTGTGTGGCAAACACTTCGTTCACCCACTGCTCTCCAGCCAGCCAGGCAATCACCCGGGCCTCAATGGCAGAAAAGTCTGCCACTACAAATTTCCGTTCTTCGGAAGGAATGAATGCTGTCCGAATCAGTTGCGAAAGGGTATCCGGCACATTTCCATACAGAGCCTTCACCGCTGCATAGTTTTTTTGTTTCACCAAGTTCCTGGCGCTGTCCAACGTCTTCAGGTAATTCCGGGGAAGGTTCTGCATCTGCACCAGCCGGCCGGCCCACCGTCCTGTCCGGTTGGCACCGTAAAACTGCGTCAGCCCCCGGATCCGGTCATCCTCACATTTTGCTGTATCCATAGCCACGTATTTCTTCACAGACGTCTTTCCCAGCTGCTGGCGAATCTCCAGGACTCTCCTCACATCGTCTGGAATACCTTCCTTCTCCAGTGTCTCCGTAACAGTTGCTTTCTGCAGGTTGGGCAACTCCACGCCCTCCCTTCCCAGCCAGTCAAGAAGCTGTGCCGTGCTGTTGGGATTAGATAGTCCGGTGATCCGGACAGCGTCTTCCGTCAGCGCCTGTGTGCTGACAGAATCGATCGTCAAGGCACCCTGCACCAGATTCGTATCGATCCGGACTCCGAATGCATTCATCTGTACATCCATTCTCCACTGTTCCCATTCCTTTTCCGGTACCGGGAACTGGTTCAGCCGTCTTAAGATTTCCTGCTCTGTCACCACATCCTGGCCATTGTATTCCTTAAATAGTCCCCACTTTTCCAGGTCATGTCTTGGAAGATTCCAGTTCCGTCCCCCATTGGCCTTGGTTGGCTTGCAGGGTACGCAGAAGTACCGGATCAGCGCCTTCCCGGTCGCCAGTTTCCTTTTATTCTGTGGCAGCCCCAAAGCTTTACCGGAAGCTTCCAGGCTGGCCGGGTAACCGCAGTACATGGAATGGATCATGGTACACTTCCACTGCTCTAGCGGAGTCTGGATTCCATACTGGTTCAGGCAGAACCATTCAAATGCTGCGTTATATGCGTGCTTGACCCAGGAAGGATCCTGCAGTGCACGCAGGATTTTCTCTGGAATCTTTTCGCCGTTTGCTAAATCCACCACGGTAACATCTGTATTAACCGTTTTATAGGCAAACAGCAGGATGTCAAAATCCGGATCCAATGCGTACCGGTACAAACCGGTTTTTCCGATATCTGCAGAGCTTTTTGTTTCTATGTCGATGTTGATATGTTTCTTTTTCATTTCTCCATCTCCCGTTTAAAGGAGGGGCTCATGCCCTTCCTTATTACATTGGCAGCCCTGTGATCGGATCGACCGCCGTTGCCTGTTGAGGCACCGGCTGAAGAGCGCCAAAAGCCTGTGCCGCTGTTGGCGCGCTTCCTCCAAGCGCTTCCCCATCCCGGGCTTTCTTCACCGGACCAAGACCGCAGCCAATCCCTTTTTTCCCTCCAAACATGTAAGGGTAAAATTCCACATTCACCAATGCGTATACGCCACTGTACATCTCAGACTGGTTGATCATCGGATTCCCGTTCTGATCCACAACCTCCGGCGGATAATCTGCCTTGGCACTGGCAGTAAATACCCAGTGTCCCTTACATTCTGGACCAAAAGGCATGCCATCTGATGGACGCACTCCGTCTCCGTCATATACGGGATGCGGTACGATCGGCGGGCATACCCCATTCCATTTTCCATTGATTCCTTTTTGCTTGGCAGCTTCTATGGCGGCATCAATACGCGCTTTGGTCGCTGTATCAGACTTCGGTACCAGGACCGTGCAGCTAAATTTCTCTTCCGCCCCCGGCTGCTGTGCATGCGGCTTAAACAGGTGTACATAAGACAGTCTTGCCTCTCCAGTGGTTACATTTGTGATATCTCCAAAACTCATGTCATTTCTCCTCCTTAATATCTAAATTCATCGTCTTTTAACTCCCAAACACCGAGGTCACAGGCAATATTTTCCAACTGCTGGGCATCGTTCTTAGAAACCGATCTATCTCCCCGGGTGATTATCTGCAGAAGTATTTTCACAATAAACGCGAGTATTTTCTTTTCAGCCATCATGACTCCCCTCCTTCTGCAAACGCCTCTGCGGCGGTCACTTTATTTGTAATTGCTTCTCTCTTATCGGATTCCTTCACAAGGGCAGGTTTTCCGGGGTTCTTTACTACGAACTCCCCGACAGCATCCTGGAAGTCTTTTTTGCCAAGCAGTTTTTCCACCTGAGCAAGGGTCAGCGGTTTCTTTTCCCACAGCACGGCCTCTTCCGCAAGTCCTGATTTTGCCAGTTTTTCAAAGGCCGCATCCATGTCTATCCAGTCCCGGGATCCCCTGCCTTCCACGGCCTTCCAGCCAGGGACCGGCCTTCCAGCCAGGCACTCGCCCAGCGCCCACTCCTTCAGATCTTCCAGCCATTTCATTACATCCTCCCCCAGCGACAGGTATCTGCCTGCATCCTCACTGCTGATCAGCGGCGGAAGTTTCCCTTTGTCCGGACTGAATGCCAGCCGGACGTTCTCCTCTGCCCGGGCGCGGCAAACAGCTTTTGCCCGGCAGAACCGGCACTGACTTTCTCCGGGACAGAACTCCCCGGCCCCATCAATGGCCAGAGCAGAGCGTTCTTTTACGTAGCTGCCGAATTCCAGTAACTCTTCCTCCGTGCACGTCCACTCCGATACGTTGTCGATCCTGGGCTGGATGATGTGTAGGTGGAACTCATCAAAGTGATAGAGGATCCCGTACATATCCCTGGCCCCCAGGGCATACAGCATCATCTGTGGGTTTTCCTCCGCCGAAACTGGTACGCCTTTTCCGTACTTGAAGTCTATGACATGCAGTTGGTTCCCTTTCAGCAGGAGGCAGTCCGCAGTTCCGAATCCTCCGGGCGCCCACCTTCCGAAATCCACTTTCTTCTCGATCTCTGCCGTCCCTTGGATCCTGTCCGCCATAGCAACAACCCTGATATAATCCAGGTACTGATCAGTATATCCCATCATCTCATCCTGCCAGAGATCTTCCTTCTGCAGCTTCTTGACCGCAGCATTCAGTTTTCTCTTTCCAAAATCTGTTGTGTAAAAATAGTTCCGCACCTTCAACTCTGCCAGTTCATGAGCCAATGTTCCCTCTCTCGCCGCGTCTGAGGTAGTATCTGGAAACTGTTCTTCCAATTTTGCAGAAGGCGGGCAGGCAAGCCACCTATGGGCTCCGGAAGCACTCAGCAACGCATGATCTCTCTTTTCGTGTTCCATCAGATTTGAGCCCCCATTCCCCGCAGTGCCGTTGCAAAGGCCCCGTATTTCTCCGCCGGAAGTTCCGGAAGGGAATTCACTTCGAACTGTTGCAATAGACCTTGAAGCTGTACCATCATCCCTTTATCCACCAAGGCTACCGCGGCCACCTGCAGCTCTTCTGCTGTATATGTATGTTCTGCAGTAGGCACTGCCGGCGTCGCTGCCTGGGCTGGCTGCTCGATAGGTGCTGGCTGTGGTGCTGGCGTCGTCTTGGCTGGCTGTGGTGCCGGCGCCGCTTCTTGGGCTGGCTGCGCTATGGGTGCTGCCGGCGAGGGCTGTCCCGTCATGGCCTGCGCCGGGATCTGCGTCGCCTGGGCGATCTGCGCGCTGTATGGCTTCTGCGCCGGTGATGCCTCTTCCCCATGCAGCCCGGCCAGCATTCCTGCCGCCTTGATCAAGTCGTCGATCCTGTCAATCCTGATTGTTACGTTTACATCCATCTTTACAATTCTCCTTTTCTTCGCTATAATTTAGTTGATTTAAATTTCTTGAGTGCCCAAGGCTTGCCGGCCTGTGAAGGCGCTCTTTCCTTATATCCCATATATGCTATCCCTCCTGTGATAATCTCAGATACAA